ATCCAACTTCTCGGCCACGTCCTTGTTCTTCATATACTTCCCGACTCTCTCGATATACTCGGCCATATCGCTCTTATCATCGAGGAAGGGTTTGATATCCATCCCGAAGTCCTGTGTATGGTCATACGGACTATACTGTTCCACAATCGGACGCAAAAATGCCTGTTCAAACTGTGCCGTGAACCGTCTTCGGGCCGCTTCATTCTGTAAGGCAAACAGAGATAGTCGTACCTCTGCTGGTTTGCCAGAGCCTAACCCATCACTCCCCTCGTTCAGCATTTCAAGAGGAATGGAAATCGCGTTCGCAAGCATTCGCGTATCGCGTTCCTGAATCTTGTCGAATTCAACCGTTGCTGGGTCCATTTGCTCAATTGAAACATCCGGCCCGGTCACCTGTGTCTCCCCCGGCCCGATATCAGTAAGTATATTTCCAATCCGGCGGAGTTCGTTATCGTTTAGTTGGGTCGCCCCCTCTCGCCCCGCTTTGGCGTGGATAAACGGGAAGCCTAACCGTTCCGTCGCCTCCCGCATCGCTTGCTGATTGCTTCTAAATGTCTCAATTTCCTCTTTGTTTTGGAGTACGTCACTAATCCCGGTCTTGTCCCGAGCACTACTTTTATTCAGAATGATATACCCGAGTTCGTCTGCCTCAAAGGTTTCTGGTTCGTATTCACCAGATAGATGCTGTTCCCACCCAATCACGTCGCCGTACTTATCAGTTCGCGGCAGCATGGTCCACGGTTCGGTTGGTCGAATGTGGTCAAACTCACCGACTCTGTTTTCAACAATCTCAGCCACCGTGTAGGGGTAATAGGTGGCATCTTCACCCAATTCAAGCGTTAGCAGGTCAATATCAGGGAATGTCTCATCTAACCACTCTTTGAGTTCATCGTTTTCCGCGTAAAATTCAACGCCCGTCCCGAACCGGATCAACGCTTTCGCGTCAAACGCACTTGAGATAATCCCCCCACTTTCCCGAATCTGCTTGATTTCACGGAGTTCACTCTGGCTAATCTCTTGGCCCGCAAAGGAGACTTGGTGTCTACTCCCGCCGCCGTCTACCTGTGTCTGTGGCTTGGCTTGGAGGTTTCGACGTTTGGTTTCAAGGTATTCGTTGGCGTAACTCCGAAGATTGGAAAAGAACCCGCTGGAATCCTCTGGCATACCTCCCTATTAAAAACCCATCCGCAAAGGAGTTTTGCCTCTACGCTATGTTCGCTGTAAGTCTTCAAGCGTCTTCTCTATCCGTCCGGTTCGCTCTTCCACCGTTTCCATCGCCCGTGCTAGTGAGTCCAACCCATCAACCGTCGCGTCAGACTCCCCCTGCCAATCGTCGGCCAACTGATTCAGAAACGCATCCCAACTTTTGTACTGCCCGTCCCGAAGGTCGTCTAATCTATCTCGCGTTGCCTCATTGCAGGGTATTGATGTCTTACCCATACAATTACTTCTAATTCTATGCACTAATTAGTTTTGATTCTTAGTCTCTGTTTCTATAGTACCGTTCCCCACACTCTTCATTCGGACACTTCCAGATATCCATATACATCGCTTGGGTTGCTACATATTCGACTTCTGCATCACAGTACGCGCCGCACTCATCGCACGTATGCGGGTCTTCCAACCACGAGCATAGTACCTTTGAGGTTTGCTCAACAGCCTCTGAGCCTTGTTCTATGGCCTTCTGTATCGGTTTGTCTACCATAGCTCACGCTCACCGTAAGACCCGCCCACAATAGACTGTGACGTATGCACGTCAGAATTGTTCACGACTAACGCTAGAGAGTCTATCATATCGTCATGGTTGCTTTCTGGCCACGCTAACATCTGCTGGTGTAACTCTTGAAACGTACTATCATCCTCACCCCAATCAATAAACTTGACCGTGCCGTTCGCAATCGGGATGCTCAAGTCTATGATTTTGTCTTCTTTGTTCGTGCTCGTATTTACAGGTGTCACATCCATCCCTTCAGCGACTAATTCATCAACTAAGTATTGCTGTGCAGCGTTCGCCTCTACGACTAATTTCGGTGGCTCTTCAGTTTGGGCCGCAATCCGTTTGATAAACTGAATGCCCTCTCGAAGCGTCATGCCTCTTTTCTGCACCGATTCAGCGATGCAGATTTCACTATGTCGCGGGCGGGGATAGCCAATTGTCACACCCCAATAGTCAGCGTCTCTATCCTCAGCGACTTGCGAGTCTGCTGTCGCCGCCGGATCAACACCAATAATCGGTGCGAGTGTGCCTCGAATCTCTTCGTGGTCCATCCAGTTGAACATATCCCGCTGGAAGACACCCCCGCCAACTTCAACGAAGAGGCCCTGTACCTCTTGTTGTCTAATTTCCTCGGGCATATCCGCCTCCATCGCTTGTTTGTAATCCTCTGGAAGGTTCGGGTTTGCATCTGTTGGCACACCGACAATCGCCAATCTATCGTCGCCTTCGTAGGCCGTCGCCCTTCCAAAGGCCTTCTCTTCAGTACCCTCATGCTGCACATAGAACTCATACGTGCCGTCTCTCCCTTTCGGGGTTGTCGTCTCATACAGATTCCGATATTCTCCGGTTCGTAACCGCTGCATGAGGATTTCCTTTGCTCTATCATCAACTGCCGTCCGCTCATCAACCCATGCCCATGCCAGATTCAACCCTCGCAGTCGCTCAATCGTCTTCTTGTTATCCGCCGAGAGCAACAACGCTCTGGACCCATTTGGGGCGTGAATGCCCGGTTCATCGCTATAACTTGAATTGTACTCCCAGCGATTGAGCAACCCCAATTCACGCATTTCAGGGATGATTACGTTTACAATCATCTGGCGAGTAGGCGCGACTATCGCCCCCATCTCGCCGGGGTTCCATTGCTCCATATTCAAGAACGTGCGAATGATCCCAGCGTAGGTCTTCCCCGCGCCAACCCCTGAAATGAAGCCTACATAGCGTTTGTCGCCCCGTAGGAATTGATCTTGAAACTGGGTTGGTGTGAAACTAATCCCGTCACTCGATGTCTGGCCAGCTGCGTTTGACATTCTCTGAAACCTCTATGGTTACGGTGTCGGCATCCACACCCGTATCTGTATCGCCCCAACTATCGGGGTACCGTTGCTTCATCAAACTGGCTAAGAATCTATGGTCCCCCTCTGCTTTCGCCATCTCCCACACGGTTTTGAAATACTTGTCTTCACCGTGGCCTTTCGCCCGCGTAACTCTGTCATAGAAATCTACATATTCGTTGTCTTTACCCTCTTGTTTGTCCGTTTCGCCACGTTCCAACCAATCATAGACGGCGTTTCGTGAAATCCCCGCCATTCGGGCCGCACTCGTAATGCTCTTGCCTTGTTCTATCGCCCCGGCAATCTTCTCTTGCCGTTCATACGACAGTTTACTCTCCCGGCCGTTATCTGGCGGATCGTCTGTATTATGAAACGGACACTCGCCCTTCTCTGCAACATTCCACTTGCACGGGTCCCCGCTGCTGGTATTAGTCGAGCCACAGATATCGTCCGTCATACACTCACTCTATCGTATGTTGTGTTTATACCCTCATAAACCCCATTGCGATTGCCCGCTTTCCAGACTCTGAGTTCCCCCCTATATGTCGTGAATATCACTCTGTACTCGCCGATCCGTGCTCTGTAAATCGTCTTGTGCGTCCCATCCATAAGGGTCACTTTCGGATGGTTGGTTACTTTCTCTGTGCCTGCTATCGCCTCTAATACGTCTTTGCATCGCTGTCGAACCGACTCAGGGAGGCTATACCAGTTCCGTGCTCTACTCTTCTCTATTTTTAGGGTCCGCATTCTTTTTCCTGAGCTTCCCGAGGTTTTCTGCCCCCACACCAAGCGCGACTAACGTCAATCCCATTTCAACACGGCCTTCACTCACGATGAGGTAGGCACCGACAATAACGGCCACTAACTCAGCCGCATTGCCTAAGTCCCACTCACCCGGACTAATCGCGTCTAGATAGTCTTGCATACACACCGTGATAGAAACTCACGGGGTATAGTGATTTGGCCTATAGTGTCGCTTGGGTTAGCGGTTTGTGGTTTGGGTAGTCAGACACTTCCCGGAGGTCTCGGATTAGTTTTGTTGCTGCCCGCATCGCTATCACACTACTCATCTCATCACCGTTTGTGTATCCTTCACCAGTCATGGCATCTTGCACCGGGGTTGAGTAATCCACGCTATCAAGTAGCGATGGATCATTTCGGATCGCATCCTCCAAGCCAGCCACACCCCACCCGAAGCCATGAATCCACACGTTTGACCCAACTGCATTGCGCAATGACCGAACTGCTTTCAACCGCTCTTCAACGCGCGCGTCTTTCAACCCACCGATTCCAAGCAGATGGGTTGTTGGCTCTCCAATTTCTTCCCAACACTCAACATAGGGTTTCTGCAACGGTAGCAGCAACTCACCATCAAAACCGTGGTCGTCTGCGATTGCTAATCCCTCTAAGAGACTGTCCGCTGTGGCATCTTTATCTTGATACACATCCTGTAAGCTAGCAACTTCAGCATCGTATTGAACCGCACAATCTAACACATCGGTTGTGGTTACAGAATCGTCTAACGGATCGGAATCAATAATATACCGTTCACAACTATTCCGCATCCGTGTAAGAGCTTCCTTAGGTGGGTTCATCTTCCACGGCCAATAGATCCGACCCCCGGAACTACCGCTTGCCGAGAGGTATAGCTCTATATGTGCAGCATCAACCAAGCGTCGAAAATACTCATCTCTAAGCATTACTGATTCACCGCTTCAGCAATCCGTTTCCAATGCAACAATTGGTCCGGCCACGTCATGTCCCGCGCTTCATCTAACTCTTCAAAAACCTCTTCTGGAACTTTGAGGTTCTTTCTGCTGTCGTTCCCCATACCGTTATTGCACACCCCACCCCAATAAGTGTATCCCTCTGCGTCCTACACTATTGTCTCATGTCGTTTGCTGGTGATTAGCTCATCCAACTTTGCTAGCCGGTCCCCAAAAGACAACCCACGCAACGGCTCTAACACTTCGATTCCATCTGCCTCTAACTCGGGGACCACATCATCTACATATGCTTCCCCCGCTAACATCGTGACCTTTCTCGGGTTGTGGCTTCGCAGAGATTTAGCAACACTTTCACTCCACCCCTGTTGGTATTCATCTGGTTGGTCAGCTAGATACATCTCATACGGCTCTAGTTTTGCGTCTGGATACACGACTCCGTGTTTCGCACTCAAAATGACCCAACTTGTCCCAGTAAGTTTCGCATATTCGCGTTGTAATCGGAAGTAATGACTCTCATCGTAGAGGTTCTTTGCTTGGGTCGGTTCGTCGCGTTTGCTTTTTGTGCAGCTAACACACACGATATGACTAGTGTTCATCAATAAGTTCCTCCTTGGCTTTCGCCCACCCGCCGAATCTCGTTCGGTAAGTATGACTCCACGGGAGATCGTCTTGTGCGTTCCACTCTGCTTGCATGGGTTCTTCACCGTGCTCTTCGACCCACTCATTCAAATAACGTTTCAATTCGTCGTCTGTATATTTTTGTTCGTCCCACGTCATTCTACCAGCCCCCGAAGCGTTGGGTCTGCCTTGCCCTGCACGTAGTCGTCGCCATACACGGGCCTGTAGTGCGTTCTGAGTCTGTTTATCATCTCCCCGGTTGTTTCATCGCCCACCCGTTTGAAGTCCGGTCTAAACTCGTAATGAGAGTATGCGTGCAGGTCTTTACTCGACTCGGCATACCACAGATGGACATGATAT